ACCATAGCCAATGATCTTCAGTGCTAGATCAAATGTCTTCTGGTACTCATTCATCTGCCGCACCTTCTTGTTTGTTGGCAAAAGTCCATCATCTCATTCACGCCAACAACAATCAAAAACAATACAAAAAAGACACCGCCAATGATCATGGCCCATTCTTGCAGTTCTTCTTCTTTGGCTTTGGCCGCTTTCTCAGCCTTTTTCAAAGCACTTAATTCTTTGGCATCAGCCAGGTCCATCTCTGCTTGGCGTGCCTTGATTTTGTTCCAGACATCAATCTTGCCAGTCTGCATGAAGAGCATTTTCAGCTCTTCCTCAAAAGCTCTGGCTTGCTCCAGGGCCATCTCAATCTCAAGGGCAGCGCCCATGTTTGAGCCTTTTTTGCTCGTCTTGGCCTGGAGCATGGCCTTGGTGGCCTGGCTCTTGGCATCAAACATTTTGCCCAGCATGGGGGCGAGAGAGCCAAGATCATTGGCCACCTTGCTGGCCTTCTTGACCATGCTGATGGCGCTTTGTAGGCCGTTTAGGGCGCTTATGGGATCCAACATCATGCCACCTCTGGCAAGTTGTAATACTTCTTTTCGCCATCTTTTCTGGCGGCAATTGCATCATCTAAATTTTTGTAATATCCAAGCCATTTATTCTTTTTGTTTACTTTGATATAGACAGTCCAACAATTATGGCTTTTAAACCATGACACACCAATGTGGCCACTTTTGTTATGACTTGGCAAAGAAATATTTTGGCAGTTATCAGTTCGACTTACAGCACGAAGATTGCATAATCTGTTGTCGTTTCTAATTCTATTTTTATGGTCAATATCGTGCTTTGGGAAAGTTCCATGCACATAGAGCCACGCAAGTCGGTGAACCAAATAACTTTTGCCATTTATTTTTGCCGTGTAGTAACCATGACCATTTGGCGCTTTTGCTTGTTGCCAAGGTTTTACATTGCGCTTATTACCATTTCGCCAAAGAAGCATTCCACTCTCAGCATCGTAGTGAAACAATTTTTTAACTGTCTCTTGATTGATCATTTCCTCTTCTCCCACTTCAGACAAATGACCCTGCGATTGTAGACATCACCATGCCATGTCCACCTAGTGCATCGATACTCGGCAGCTGCTGTGGCTGCCAGTAGGACCAGAGCATAGATCATGGCCAAAACAAAATGACAATAAAAAAAGACCACACAATGGTGGCCGTAAAAAAGGCCGCAGCAATGAGTGCCACGGCCCAGTCTTTCATAGCCCGAAAATCTTTTTGACGAATTCGGCAGCCACACCTGGTCCAAGCAAAACGGCCAGGATTGCAGCGTAGAGCAAATATTCAATCTTGGTCATTCGCCTGTCACCATCTTTTAAGGTGTTGGCAATTGAGTTATATCGCTCTGCACAAATGGCTTCATGCACCGCCAGGCGCTTATCAACATCAGCGTCCATGATTTATTAAGGCGCATCAGGCCATGTGATGGTCCAGGGGAATCCAGACTGGCTAGTGACATCACGCAGTGCCTGGCGATAAGTGGCCCAGGCTGCATCCAATGTGGTTGCAGTCTCAGCAGCCTTGATCACGCGCCAGTCAGATTCGGCCAATTTGCTGTCGCGTGTTGCACGCACAGACTTGGCCTGGTCAGCATCTTTGGCTGCCTTGTATGCAGCCTCATTGGCCGCAGCAGTTGTGACATTGCCAGACTCATCTGTGGTGTCAGTAAACACTGGACCAAGGATGTGCTTTGTATACCACTTACCATCAATCTGCTCAACACCAGATGATTGAGAGTATTGGTAAACAGTTCCACCTGACGCTTGTGGGCCTTCAAACACTACATCAGCACCAAAGTCATTAAGCAATTCTTCGCTCAATTGTTGTGGCATGGATGTGTTGGGATGCAATGCACGAAATTCACTCTCGTACATGACTTGTCCACTCTCACGAATTCTGATTTGCATGATTTTTCCTTTTTAAGTCTAGGACACGGCCAAAAAGATGTAGCTTGCGCCATTTGTGTTGATTGCCGCCAAGATGCCTGCGTTCAAAGCAAAGCCTGTTGAAACTGTTGTGACAGAGCCAAGCGTTGCAGATTCAGCCGCTGTACTGTTGAGCAACAAATATGGGTCAGTCAATGTAGTCATGCCACGGGCTGTGTCATAAACGTACCAGTCGCCAGTTGTGCTTGTACATTTTATTAAAACAAACCTTGCACCACCTGTAAATCCACAGTTGATTGTCTGAGTGCTTCCGTTTCCTGTGTAACTTCCTACTTTGGAAACACCAGGGCAGGTTGCAAAGAGGTAGGCAACAAATGTATCGCCACTTGCATTTGTAGCTCCAGCAGTACCCACACTAAACACAGAAGAAGTTGGTGCTGTATTGTTCCAATATGTAGAAACAGTACCTTCAGCCGCAGTAGAGTTTACTTGCAAATATTTTGTTGCGCCTAGAGTTGCGGAATATGTTAACCATCCATATCCAGCAGAAGAACGATTCTTCACAATCATCAACTCAGGTGCAACACCTAAGTTGTGGGTGAATGTCGTAGCACTTCCCGTCCCTGTATAGCAAACCTCATCAAAGAAGCTGGGGGCGCGTCTGAACGCATAGTCCACTTGGGATGTTGCATCAAACTGCCCACGCACACCTTGCATCAAGTCGTAGCCGTAGGTATAGGAGGCTTCAGCCGCTGTAGATGCAGTTTGTAGGTAGTTGTTAGTCAGCCTATTTGTTAAGTAGGGTGTAGCTACATTGTTACGGGCTTTGTAGAGAAGCATATCTACTGGAAACCCACTGCTACTATTCATGACGTAGTTTGCAGAACCAGATGGCGTTTCAGCCGCAGGACTAAACACACTCGTCCCAGTCGTAGGCACTTTCATTGGGCCACGACGAATGGCGATGTAGATGAAGTCCCCAGAACCCCATCCAGCGGATAATTGAAAACCTGTAGCAGTTGGGTCAATCCCGTATGTGCTTCCTTCAGCGTTTGATAGATTAGCGTATAAAGGTTTATCACCAGTTCCTGATCCGTTATCCACAACCAATCCACGCATGGTGTCAAACATCCACCAATCCAATGACCCACTCGTTTTTTTCCACAAAATCCATTGTGGCTCATACCCAAGATTTACATCTTGTTGTGAACCAGTTACAGCAACAGACCCACACGAAATCACATTGTCTGTACCAGTCAGACCAAAGCCTCCTGCGTTGTGGGCGAATAGGTAGGCGACATAGGTTGCGCCATTGGTATTTACACTTGGCGAACTTCCAATTGTAAAAACTGTTGATGTTGGTGCTGTGCTGTCCCACGCACCCGTATCTTCCATTATTGAGCCAGTTGAGTTTAAATTGATTGTGTTGTATGGCGCTGGGTTATAACCACTTGCTGTTAAACTTCTGTGATAACAAATCCAACCCCCTGTAGTTGAAGTTGGCTTGACAACAATAAACCCCGGAACTGAACCTAATGAGTGGGAAATATTTTGCGGTGTACCGCCATTCCCCGTATAAGTTACAACATCAAAAAACTTGGCTTGCTTGCGGAATGTCCATGAGGCGAATGTAGCGGTATTGGTGTTTGGATAGTTAGCACCTAAACTAAAGCCATCAACATTAAACGCAGTTAACCCGCCAGTTGCAGTAGCTTCTGCATCTGTGTTGTTAGAGCTAAGTAATTTGGTAGCCCCCCTTGCGGTATCGTACAAAACTTGACTTCCAACAGCATCTCTACGTTTTAACCACGTTAAGCCACCTTTTGTAGATAAATCAATATTGTTGACAATACTTTGAGCCGACCCTGTGCCTGTGTAGAGGTACGTTGAAAACACATCCTCGATGTAGTTGGCTGCACTAGCGACTGCCGCTGTTTTTCCTGATGCAAACATTGTCAGTCCTTATGGAGTGTAGTTCTGGCCGACAGTCGTGCCGTACCAGTTTGTGCCATCAGCAAAGAAACTGAAGATATCTTGTTTAGACGCTGTGCTGGTGATCGTTGGTGCAGTCCCTGCTGGCCATTTAACTGTTGACCAAGTGACTGTGCGTGAGCCAGTTCCATCTTGCTTCAAAAGCAAAATGAATGACTTACCAGCCGTTGCCGTTGGCATCGTGATGGTCGCATTGCCTGTTAATGTCAACACCTGGAAAGAGCCATCAGCCAGGCTGATCGTGTAGGCCGTGGATGTGTTGGCCGTGTTCACCTCTTCGGTGTAGCCGTTGGTGAATGTGCCCGCTTCAATGGTCTTGTTTGTCAGAGTCTGGCTGCCAGTCAAAGTGACATCACCAGTGCCTGTGCCTGCACCAATGGCTGTGCGGAAATCTGATGCACTCAATGAAGAAACCGAATTGTCAGCATTGAACCTTGGGAAAGTCACAGCAGATGGATTTGTCACTGTGAACAAATTTGCACCCAATGTGGTCGCGCCAAGGTTTGTGCGTGCTGCTGATGCTGTGCCAGCTCCAGTGCCACCCTTTGTGAGCTTCAGATATGGACCAGCATCAAACAATGCGTCAATGGTGTCTAGGTCAGTATTGAGCTTTGTTCCCCAGCTGTCAGTCGATGCACCGACTTCTGGTTTGGTCAGTAATAGATTCGTGGTGGTTGTATCAGCCATTTTTCACCTCATGCGGCAATTTGCCAGGATTCACTATTATCAGCAATTGGAGACCAACTTTCACTGTTGTCGCTAATTGCATTCCATGTTTCTGATTGGTCAGATATCGGTGTCCAGGTCTCTGAATTGTCAGATATTGGATTCCATGTTTCTGCCGTGTCACTTTCTGCTTGCCATTTTAGTCTTGCATTGACTGCCATGGATGACGATGCTATGAATGCAATTGCACCAGACTGCCTTCTGATGGCGTTGATGGCCATGGTGCTGGTGTCAACGATATTGAGTCCAGTCGATCCAATAATGTTTGTCACCACCGACAAAGTCGATGCGTCAACAATCAAAGCCTGCCCAATGGCATACCTAACACCGCCCACAGACATCGTGCTTGTGTCACTGATGCTGGCTTGGCCAATGGCATACCGCACGGCAGCTGCGGCCATGGTGCTGGTATCACTGATGCTCAATGCTGCTGTTTTTAGCTTATTGGCATCGACAGCCATTGAGCTGGTGCTAGAGATACTGACCTGGCCATTCAACACTTTATTGGCCTGCACAGCCATTGTGCTGGTGGCCGTAATTGCTATGGCAGCAGAGACATACCTGGTCGCAGCCACCGCCATGGTGGATGTGTCGTAAATTTCAAATTGGGTATTGGAAACAGTTGTGCCAGCCACCGCCATGGTGCTGGTGTCTGTGATGATCACAGACGGCTCAAATGTGCCTCTGGAGTAATTGCCCTTGCCGTAAGAGCCGTACCCGTAGCCTACCCTTGGATCAGAGTATTGACCAGCGCCAAAATTCCCCGATCCATAGGCAGCCATATCAAGCCAATGTGATGCTCAATGAATTTGCTGGAATGCGTAAGACATCACCATCATTGATGGTGCGTGCCGTGGTCAATGGAGACCAGGCCAAGAGATTGCCACCAGTAGATGCATCAAAAATGCCTGCCCAGCCAATTGATCCCCAATTGCCACCAGAAGCAGCTGCAAACTCAATGGCCGCTGCATTGGTGAATGTCGTGGCCGTGCCAGAGCCTGAGATCGTGCCAGTGGCCACTCTGGCATAGGCATTGCCAGACACTTCAGTGCCGCCACCAGTATCAGATGGTGCAGCCGTGAAGAGGCCAACATACCAGGCTGTTGGGCGTGTTGCGCTGCCAGATGTGAAGACCCAGGTCAAAACTAGGTTTTCGGTGTAGTCGGTAAAAGATGACATGGTCTAGTCCTTATCCAAAAGTCTTTGTGCGGGTGAGCAATGCACCACCAGAAGATGCACCGCGATCATCGGCTGTTTGTAAATCGTTCAAGGCACGCTCATACAGCGTTGCCCATGTCTGAATTCTCGCATCATCTTGCAAGTATGGTGCAGCCTGTAATAGCGATCCATACAGATAAATGTCAGGACTTGAAGATAAAAGCCAATTGCTGGTGTTGCTAGTTGATAACTTTGACAACTTTGCGTAATAGGTCAGCTCAGTCGTGTAATTTGCGTCTGGCGTTGGAACAATGCGAAATTGTCCACCAACCACACCAAAAAATCTGGGCTTGCCACTGGCCGTGTATTCGGCAGCCTTCTGGTCCAAGGCATCAATGCTCAAAAACTCCAATGGAGTCTGTGGATTGGTGCTGGTCAGTTTCAGAGATTTGGTTTCTAAGAAGTCGCTTGGCACAGCGCCATATTGCGCATCAAAAGACGCATTGGCCCGGACAATCATCTGCCTGGTGCGCAATGTGCGTTCCACTTGCGCTTCGGCCAGAGAGATAAAGTCAGGGATAACAGAAGTCAGGTCTGAGCGATTAAGCCAGTCACCAATGGATGTCTTCAGTTCTGCGTATGTTGTCAGTGCCATTATTGGGCCTCTTTTTCCATTTCCTCTTTCACAATCCAGGTGTGGTCATGGCGAAACTCAAATGTGCCAATGTGGCCAATTTCCTTTGAGACATCATGGTCGATGTAGACTTTGTA